CCGTGAATATCCCTGGCGTCGGCAAGATGGTGCAGACATCCCCTAACCAGTACCAGGTCATCGAGGATACCGTAGAACCTGGCGTGGTAAGAGACCCCATATCAGGCCGACGCTTCATACAGAGGACAGACGGCAACTGGGGGGCTGAGGTAAAGCCTATCTATGACCCAGAGCTACAGCGGGTAGACGGCATGAACCTGTTCCAGCAACGGAGCGGAGATGTCAGTCAACTCTCGTCCCCTGATATAGATGACATAATCACCCAGGCCCTGATCGACGGCGAATATGACAAAGCCTTCGCCTTTCAGGACTTCCGTGACCGTCCCACTGCTCAAGAGACGTTTGATACAGCCCTTGAGTTTGCACGATCCCCAGCTGACCAGGTTCTGATATCGGCCATCGCCCGTGGTGAGCAGTTCGTAGCCCCACCCCCAGAAGGCATGATCCAACGTGTCGGCCCCCAACCCGACTTCCTTATACAGGCGTACCAGGATTTCCAACGCCGTACCAAAGCTGGCCGTGCCCCCACAGAGGAGGAAGCCTCTACCCTATCCGCACGCGCAGCGGCAGGGCAGTCTCCTTTGACCGACACCCTTCAGACACGACTGGAAGAACTGAAGATAGAGAACCAACAGATAAAGAACGAGGCTATCTCGTTAAAGACCCAGCAAGACCAGCAGGTATTCCAGCAGAACAACCCCACCCTATTCGGAGGGGAAGACCCTGGACTGACCCAGTTCAAGCTAGACCTTGGTCTGTCGTCAGGCAGTAATATGCCTGAATCCACCAAGAAGACATTACAGGACTTGATAGCTGCCCTGCCCGAACAACAAAGGCAGTACGGGATGACGCAGGTAGAGTCCATATACAACGGTGAGCTAACCGCCGAACAGGTCATCGGCAATCTACGGATGTTCGCCGACCCGTCTAAGCTGACTGTACAAGGTCAGAAGCCGCCGACGGTTGGGGCTACTGGATTGGATATCCTTGGACTAGACCCCAACGCTAGTGCTTGGGAAAGGAGCATAGCAGCATTCCCTGATTTGACATCGGATACCTTTCAAGCTCTTGGCTCCAAGGATATAACTAGTCTTATATCTATGCCTGGTATCAATGCTACACCTGAAGAGGTAGACCAGTACTGGGCGACGTTAAGCAAGCACATCAACAGTATCGCCGCTACTCCCGCTGGAGAAGGGCAGAATATGTCCAGCGTCAGAGACCGTGTTAACTGGGCAGACAGCACTTACAATCCTACTCTTATACTTGACCGTGAAGGCAAGGAAGTCCCTATAGGGTGGGAAACTCCAGAGCAGAGAACAACTAGAGAATTTAATGAGAAGTTACAGAATGTAACTGGCGACCCTAATATTACTCTACAGAGTATAGAGTCAGGTGCTGATGCCTTCTCAGCATCAAATTTAGGAGGGTCTGGTTCTACTCAGGTATCATCCAGTCCAGCTTCAACCTCGACTGCGGGTGTGAATAATCCTTTGAATCTCACTCCCAATACACCTACTATCACGAATACACCTTTGTCTTCTACTATAGTGCCTACTACAGCACCTGTAGCCCCTACCGCAGGTAAGTCGTTGGGTACAGCAACCAATATGGAGGATTTCAACGCCTTGGTAGCGTCTGCTACAGCGAACCAGCAATCTACTGTAACTCCTAAATCCCCTGACCCATTCGGTGGTGGGCGAGGCAGGATGTTTGGTAGAGCAGGCGGTGGCACAGTCCAACCAGGTGAGATGACCGTGGTAGGTGAACAAGGCCCTGAGATAGCCATGATGCCCCCAGGCACCCACATCCTACCTTTAGGTAAAGCAACCAAGCAGGACATCAAAGCAGCACAGGCGACAGGCCGTGCCTACCAGAATGGCGGCATCGTCTTTGGTGATCTACCCATCGGCCTCCAGCAGATACAGCGTGGCCGTCCAATCACACCACCCCGTGGCTATCTGTCCCAGGCAGCAGGTCTCAATCTACCCTCAGCACAAGCGATGTCCAACATCACACCTGAATCCCGTGATGTATTCCTAGACCTGGCAGCCCAGGCAGGTATCCCACGCAAATCATTCGCACAAGAACTGGCATCAACTATCCCCAGCGGCAGACGTATGCCAGTAGCTCGTATAGCTCCTATCAGCCGTAGAGGAGTCCAATAAATGTCTTACGATCTCCCTTTTAGACGTCGCTCCAGAGTTCTCACAGGTAAACTCGCGGAGAAGAGAAATAGACCATTTGAAGCCCCGGAGGAGACTCCTGAGCCGTCCTTCAATCAGTTCGTGCCTATGACTCCCCCTGACATGAGTATGCCGGGTCTTGGCATCCAGACAGGGGAACGTCTTGGTGGTATAAGGGAATTGGAACGGACACGGGTATATGAGAGTGCCCCTGAAATCCCCACGCCTACCCCCGTAGCCACTCCTACAGGCCTACCCACAGCAGAGCCTGAAACCGACACCACCCTGCCCACCAAGTACGAACTAGACCCTATGTCCCGGCGTCTAAGGGAGGTAGAGGAGTATGAGGAGGGTGCAGAGTCTAGGGCTGCCAGGATTGAGGAAGAGAGCCAGATATACCCTGACCAGCCAGAAGAAGGAAGCTGGTTCTACAACCGTGGCGTGACAGAGCCTCCCGGCCCCCGTGTCCCCTTGGACTTCACCACGGGAGAAGGTTTTGGGGGAGAAGCCGCAGGCATAGGACTTGGCTCCTTATATGTAGCAGGGCAGTTCTGGGAGCCTATCCAGCAGCCTATAGACGTAGCCACAGAGACAGCCTTAGAATCATTCGCCATGATAGGAGGCGGCCCAAAACCTACCATATTCACTGCCGGGACAGAAGATAAGCCTGGTGGTTACACTGGCGCACTTGAGCAGTTTCGTGATCGCCGATGGTGGGTTCAGATTCTTGCATCTCTACCGACTGAGGTGGTAGGCGGGGCAATACTAGGAAAGGGAGTCAACCTAGCCTCTAGGGCTACTGGTGTCTTAGACTTACCAGGCAGGGCAGCCATAATCAATGGCGCGGCTGACATCAATATAGTACCAACTGCCAGGGCATCCAGGGTGTCAGGCTCATTATTCGATGAAGCGGCTGTAGACCTGGTAAGAAAGAGGATAGACGAGTCAGCCCCTATATGCTTCAGTGAGTGCATAAACCAGATTGGCGACAACGTACTCAAATTACGAGAGGTCAAACCTGGTCTAAGCAGGACAGACGCCTCAGACAACATAATACGCAGGCTGTTTAGAGCTACGACCCATGATGTGCAGGGAGTGCCGATAATAAGGCACGCCATAGAAAGGAAGAAGGCTCTGGAGAGCATGGCCCAGTCCATGGGTCTCACGGTGGGTCACATAGTCAGAGACGCATTCCCTGATATAAACGATCAGGAACTGATACCTTCCCTGTCAGGGATAGATATGTCTCTGTCCAAAGACTTGAACTACATGCCTTCTGTCTCCGACGTTGCTGCCCGTTTGGATATATTCGCTCCCCATCTGACAGAGAAGCAGATGACGGCTTTGCAGGCTGTACGGAAGAAGCTAGCTCCCTGGCGAGAGATGCTAGACATGCTAGGTATACCCTTAGGCTCCCGTAATGACGTAACTGGCATTGGATTCTATATACCTCGTGGTGACGCCATAGAGATAGGGGCCGAGCAGATAGTGCGTGAAAAGGCTGCCCTGTCAGCTGGAGGAGGCAAGCAGGGGTTTGAGATGGCAGAGAGCTTCCCTTCCATGTCGTCTGGTGTGGGAAGCGGTCACAAGTATGCCAATATACAAGACACCATCAACTCTTACGTCAACCATGTAGGTGAGCGTTCCATCGATGTCCATATAGGCAACCTCTTCAAAAAACTCCAAGCTGAGAATGGTGAGCTTCTGGTAGAAACCTCCAAGGTCAGATTAGAGCGTAATAACCCTGGTCTGCTGAAGGTTGTAACCAACCTGAGATCGAGTATACGCAATGCAGGCCAGTCCATACGCTCCCAGGACGCCGTTGTCAGACGAGTAGCCAGGGAGAAGGAGATAGCAGAGGGTGAAGTCGCTGCTGTGGGGGAGCGTCTCACTGGGGCTAGAGGGCGTTTGGATGAACTACAGCCTGAGTTCCTTGCTTCTGACAGGAAGCTTGCTGTCAAGCTACTGGATGAAGCTAAAGAGAACAGGGACATGCTCCACGAGCAGGTAAAGGCCTTGGGTGCCGAGATCAGATCAGTCACCAAGAAGTTAGATAACGTGGAGGCTGGTTGGGTCGCAGCCGCTCTAAATCAAGTAAAAGACCTAGCCTTTGCCCAAGACTACACACGATTCATAGACAACACCCTGACAAGTCCAGTAGAAGGCTACTTCAAACTCATCGATAAGATATCTGACATGAACGGCTACATAGATGAGTTACTGGTTCTAAGGAATAACCTGGCTAACAGGGTGGATGAACTGATAGAGCAAAAGACTCTCAAGACAGAACTCTCTGACGATGCCAGGGCTAATTACATCCAGCAGGGGAGAACCACACGGGCTACGCAGCAACGTATGCTGTCAGTAAAAAGCACTGAGACTCAGATAAAGTTATGGGAGATGGAGGAGAGGCGTGCTATAAGGCGAGACCTCAGATTAGGTAAGGATATAGGGAAGAGGAAAGAGAGGCTAGAGGCCACAGCTAAGAAGAAAGCCAAGATGGAACAATCTCTAGCTGAGAAGTCCGAAGCCTGGAGAAACGCTATAGACTCCAGCAGGCGTCCGACAGGCCGTCACGCCATCGACTACCCCGGCCTGCAAGGTAACGACTTCCCATCTGCCCTGGCCAACTCTGTCAACAAGATAATAGCCAGTGAGAAGAGGGCTATGTTTGGGGACAGCTGGATTCTAAACTCCGTTAAAGACTTCAATGGTCTATATCTAGGGATAAAGGCAGGGTATGACGATAGCATAATATTCATCCAGGGTCTTCCTGGATTCTTTGGCACACGCGGTAAGTTTGGAGGCCCACTGCGAGCCATCACCCCTACCGCCCTGAGTAAGGAATACGCCAGTCTATTATCCCTTAACCTGAGATCGTGGGCTGACCCCAACGTCCTGGCCACATTCGTCTTCGGGTTTGATGAGGCTGCTGGACGTGCTGGCAGGTTCGTATCGGAAGAATGGGCGAGCTATGGTCTGAGGATAGGAGGAGTCAACACAGAGTTCAGACTGGGTGGAGGTGGCGGTATATTCAGAGGCGTGGAAAGGGTGCCTGGCGTCCAGGCTTCCAACCGTGCATTCGGCTTCTTCGGAGACGGAAAACGCCTCCAGTTCGCTGATGACATGCTGGAGGAGGAGATAGCCAAGGGACGGAGCCTTCAAGACATCATAGATTCAGGGGACGCTGCCCGTATGGCTGAGGTATCCAATAACATGACCGGGTGGAGTAGGCACAGAATAGCAGGTTCTCTAGGTGACCTTATGCTGCTAGCTCCCCGCTACTTCTCATCTCGTATAGAGACTGCATTCAAGGTAGCTGTGGGTTCCATACCTATAGTCACCAAGAAAGGTCTGAGGTGGGGGCCAAGACTAGACCATCGAATGGCCCGACGCACGATGATCCGTACCATAGTTAGCTCCATGGCCATAACCTATGCTGCCAACAAACTCCAGGGGAAGGAGACCGACTTCCGTCCTATCGTGAATGGTAGGTGGAATCCCCAGTTCAACCGCATCCATGCCTTCGGTAGGGACGTAAGCCTGCTAGGCCCATGGGACAGCCTGGCCCGTCTGACCGTAGCTTTAGGTACAGACCAGTTTAATGCCGTCAGAGGTATGATGTCGGGTTCTGGCACCGTGGCCTGGGACTTCCTCTCAGGGTCGGACTTCAGTGGGAAGAGGACTAGGGATTCACATTCGGATGTTGCTCGTACAATCTTTGGTTACACCAGGCCATTCTCAGCAGAGGAAGGCGCGGAGGCTGCATTGCAAACCGTCCAGCACGGTGTAAATTCTGACTGGAAAGCAGCAGCGTCTTCAGGTGCAGGGGTAGCCATGGAGGTGCTTGGAGTGAAGTCCTCTATCGAGTCCCTGTCCGACATGAAGCAGAATCTAGCTGTGGATTACATGGAGAAGCTGAAGGTAGAAGACCCAGCCAAGTACAAACGTGTCATGGATGAGATGAACATGACTTCCTACGACAAGATGAGCGGTCAGGATTATCTGTATGACCACCTCACTGACGAGATCAAGAATGAGATCATGAATGATGAGGCTATAAAAGCTGCTATCGAGGAACTACCCGACAGGCTCCCTGACATGGACACCCGTATAACTGTGGCTCTTGACTTCTACAGAGAATCCAAGCAGGCATCCATAACTCAGCTTGCTACGGTCATAGCCGCAGGCCGGGACGGTGCGGAGTTAAGGAGTGCCGTACAGAGCTACAAGACCCAGGTATATAACGCCTCCAATACTGTCTTCAGTGGAGATGTAGGGGAGAGCATGGGTGATAAGGAGAAGAAGAATACCATAGATATCCTGAGAGATGCCTACTGGGCAGTTGAACTACCTGAAGACCCTGAGACAGGCATACTGGACTATGACGCCCAGGCTGAAGAGCGTGAGGAGATAATAGCCACCGCTCTAGACAAGGGGCTGGAGGAAAGGGATATCACGGTACGGATGCAGACAGGTAACCCCAGCGTGGATGCAGTCTTGAACCAGTACCATTCGGACATGGAGACCCTGGAGCCTCTATGGGCGATGGAGGATATGATACTTGGATTTTACTCCTCTGCTGAGAGAGAGGTGTGGAATCACTACTTAACCCTCGATAGTGCTGGGAAGAGGATGTTCGCAGGTCAGAACGAGGTTATAGGTAAAATTCAGGATGACATAACAGAGGCACGTTACCAGAAGAGGGAAGATAATCCTGACATCGATGTAGCCTACATACGTCAGGGTTATAGGGGTAACCCTGCAACTCTAGATGGAGCGGTGGAATTCGACCGCATAGCCCAGCCTAACATACAACCCTAATTGACACTTGAACATAACAAGCTTTACACTTTTACGCAGTGATCCCTCCACTTAAAAGGAGCATCGCATGGTAACTACCCCGGCACCAGAGGAGCCTACCGTAGAGAATCAGACTACCGAAGAAGTACAGGTGGAGACTGAGGAGACTACGGAAGAAACAACTGAAATAGACTACAAGGCAAAAGCAGCCGAGTTGGAAGCTCAGGTCGATAAGTTGACCAATGACCTGCGTTCCAAGGATGGCCAACGCCGTAGGGATACGGACAGGGATGCGGAATTCGCTGGCTTCCGTGATGAGTTGGGAGCGATGCGTAAGGTGTTTAGCCTCTATATGGATGCCCTTCAGAAGGGCGACACCTACGAAGTGCAAGACCAAATATCACAGGTGAACCAGGAATTAGATCAAAGTAAGGCTGTGCGGGACTACAATTCCCGTTACGAGCTTGAGATGTCCCGCCTCCTTTCCACCGTTCAGGACAGTGAGGGCAGGCTCTTCGTCAGTGAAGAGGATGCAGTCAAGGTACAGAGCGATTGGGCAGCAGCCTGGGAGAAAGCCGCTAAGGAGGGCGTCTACGAGGATGTATATAACGTCCAGATAGAAGCCGCCCGTATGGTTGCCCAGGAAGAACGCCGCAAGGCAGCAACCGAGCGTCAACAACTTGCTGATGAAGCAAAGAACGCTGGGAAGAAAGCCTTGGAGAAAGCAGGCGTAGCCGACCTCGATACAGGTGCGGCTATCGCAGGCGGGAATGAAGAACTCCGTGGTTCAGCCCTCATAGAACGGGGGCTGCGAAAACGTAACCTATAAGGAAATAAGATGCCAACACTTTCTGAATACCAAAAGTTGGCTAACGACGATGTTACAGCTGGTGTTTTCGATAACATCATCACTGCATCTGAGTTGGCCCCATTCCTACAGTTCAGCAGTTTCAGTGGTAACTCCCTGGTCTACAACCGTGAGAATACACTGGGAGCCGCTGCTACTCATCAAGTAGGAGACATCTGGTCTGACACCGAACCGTCTTACACGAAGAAAACCGTGTCACTGACGACTGTCGGCGTCCAGCACCCCCTTGACCGCTTTGCCATGCAGACTGCCGACAACGTGCAGTCCCAAGAAGCCGTCCTCCTTTCCAAGATGGCCAAGTCCATCGTCCGAAAGCTGGAATCGCTTCTGATCAGTGGTAACTCTGGCAGCACTTCTACTGAGCCAGAGGGACTGACTTCCCTCCTCATCAGTGACTCCCGTATGCTCATGATGGATGACGGCTCACAGCCCTCCACCATCGCTGGGGCAGAGACTGAACTTACCCTTGACCGCCTGGACGCCATGATCGACCTGGTGGAGAACGGTAAGCCTGACTTTCTGATGATGAACAAGACCATGCGTCGTAAGCTGACCTCCCTTGCCAGGGCTACTGGCTCTGGTGTGGTTCTGACTTCGGCTGAGATGTTTGGTCACCAGTACACCTTGTACAACAACATACCTGTGGTCATTAACGACTACATCTCCAACTCTGAAGAATATGAGAACGCCGCTGGCTGGGGTTCCTCCACTGCTACTACCATCTATGCCTGCAAGACAGGCCAGGAGAAGCAGGGCTGGACTGTCATCCACAATGGTGCCGTTCTCGACCCAGACATCCAACGCTTGGGCACCAAGTTCGACAAGAACGAGGATGTCTATCGGATGGCTGTCTACCTGAATGCAGTGATCTACTCAGCCAAGTCCTGTGCGGCCCTGGCTGGCATCGACTCTGCGGCCTAACAACGAACAACCTCGTTGAGCATAGTTCCGTAATCTGATAATGAGGTAATTAACAATGGCTGACCCATACGTCAAACACGCACAAAATGTGTTCTCTGCAACCATCGGCTCTACAGCCGTAACTGCCGGGGATATGGTTTACTTCGATGGCACCGACTGGGAACTCGCAGATGCTTCTGCCCACACCTCTTTCTCTGAGGCGATGGCAGTCAATAGCTATGCTTCTGGTGATGTAGGTGTGCTTTGCACAGGTGGCGTCGTAGTTGATATCGACGCCCCGTACACCCAGGGTGCGGCTATGTACCTGTCGGAGACGGCTGGTGCTATCACCGCTACCATCCCAACGACTAACGCCGCTCTTAAACAAGCTGTTGGGTTCTCGCTGTCCACTTCCGCAGTCAGGGTTGACATCCGTATGCCTGGCTACCAGAACCAGTTCTTCCCGGTGAGTGCCTATGACACCTCTGGCGAACCTGGTCTTGGTGTGGTGACTGATGGCTGGCCTGGCCCCGGCTTGGACGGTGCTTCTGAGACCGCCTATATAGTAGGTCGTTTCCCAGACAACTTTGTCGAACTGGAGATGGCGCGAATCGTAACCAACAACTCAGCGGGTTCCGCTGTTGACTACGACTTCAGTGTCGCAGCGGGTTACGACAATGCGTCAAATGCCCAGGACACAGGTACGGCAATCACCGCCAACACCTCTGAAGCAACTCCTGCTGACAACCTGCTGGTGACATTCGATGTCTCCTCCATGCTTGATGCAGGACTTCAAGGGCCAGGTCGGAACTTCGCCATACTGATTGACCCTGATGGCGTAGGCGGCGGTGAACAGCAGATTCTAGGCATGAACCTGGGCTGCTTGGTCGTCTAGACTTGCAAGGTACGAAGTATCTCCGCACGGATTTAGGTGGTAACACCTGTGTCCATGTGGACTTGGTGAACGGTCAAGCAGGTTTCAGTATCCGTGAGAATGGGGCTGATCCTGCTCGTCCACCTCTGGCTGATTTCTGGTTGACTCCTGATAAGTTGTTGAGATTACACAACATCACGAGTCAACTAGTACCGCAGCCTGAGACGACTCCTGAACCGCGCCCAGCGCGAGAGAGCAGTTCACCCTTCTTCCAAGTAAACATAGATGCTATTCTCACGCACCAAGAGGGGTTAATGAAACGACCCCCCTGGTGGCTTAGATGGTTCTATTCAGCCGTGGTAACGAAGGAGAAATATCGTGGTGACTCGTACTGATTGCCCATGTGGTAAGACCGATCTAAGCTCTGCCCAGATGACGATGCACAAACGCTCAAAGGCCCACCAGGATTGGGAGGCCACCCTGAGTGATGCAGGTATCGCCGTCGAAGCTGTAGCTGAAAGCGAAGACCATGAACTAGAAGGTATCCTGGTAGCAGCAAGGAAAGGCGAGGATGTACGTCACATCGCCAAGATGGCCAGGTCTATCTTTGCTGCCAGAGACTGGCCTAATGAAGATCACCCAGGTTCTATCCAAGATTGGTTAGAGTCCCATAACATCCCGACAATCAACGTCCCCCCTCACTCCGACCCTGACGAACAGCGTAAGTACATCAGCGAAGAGACAGAGCGGCTTCGTCAAGCAGGCTGGGGTAAGGGTTGGACGATTACATGAGGTGCCTAAATGGCCGAAGTAATCCCTTCCAAAGACGAGATAATCCACGCTGAGTCCCTAGCTTTAGGGGCTAGCGCAGAGAACCTGGTGGACGCAGGTGCCACCATCCCTCAGAACACTGGCGATATCATCGTGGTCTGCCCCTCTGGCGACAGCCTCCATTGGGCACCCAGTGTCACCCCCACCTCCTCTCTAGGCCGTCCGATAACCTTGGGCCACGCTGGACGCATCCCTCACACCTTCAACAAGACTGCTCAACTCATCTCCGATGATGGCAGTGATGTGACCTGTGTCCTTATCTACGTCCGTGGCTCTGGCCGTCAAGACCTGGCTTACTCTGTTGCGGAGCCGTTCTAATGCCTACCGACAGAAAGATGGCCTATAGGGCTAGCACCTTCAAGATGATAGACGCCAACGCTATCACGGCAGGCACTGAGGAGACCATCTGGACACCCCAGTCAGGGAGCAGGATACGCCTCCTTGGCTGGAACCTGTCGGCCTCAGCAGCGACTGCTATCGAGTTCCAAGACAGTTCTGCATCTGGCACCGTCATAGCCCAGACACCCCTCCTGGCTATAGCTGGAGTCCACAACTCCCCTGATCTGGGAGACGGCATCTTGCTGTCTGCCGCTGACGGGACGTTGGAACTGGACGTAACGGCTAATGCCACCATATCTGGTATGGTCTGGGGAATAGAAGAACCAGCATAGAGAGGACACATGGCTAACGAGTTCAAGCACAAAGACCCAGGCACTGAGTTAACACAAGCTGAGTTCATTGCCGCCTGTGGCGATGGACACATATTTGCGTGTCAGGCTACTGGCGACCTTATCTATGCGGATTCAGCTACTGTACTTAAAAAACTAGGCCGTGGTAGCACTACCCAGATGCTCCAGATAGCTTCCTGTAAGCCTGCCTGGACATCAACGCCATCCCTTGGCACCACTAGTTGGTGCAATATGAACCACGCTCACGGTGCTGGGAACAGCGGTGGTACGGTCTGCGCGAATGTCCTTGCAGGGACTACACTGAAATCCTGCGTGGTAACGTCCTCTCTGACCACGGTGGGTGCATTGAACTCTGGTTCTATATCCTGTGGTTTCGGAGCCATAGACAACGGCTCCAGTGCCATTACCACTACAGGATTAATCTCTGGCGGCTCTTTAGACATCGACAACGTACTCATCAACGGCACCACCATCGGCCACACCTGTGACACAGACTTGATGACGGTTGCCGATGCTTCCTTAACTATTAAAGGGGACATTACCGTCGGCGTAGATGACACAGGCCACGATGTGAAGTTCTTCGGTGCCGCCGCTGGCGCGTTCATGCTCTACGACCAGTCATGCGACTTACTTGAAATCAGGGGAGCAACTGCCGCTGGGCCAGGTCATTTGAAACTGACCACAGGCGAAGCAACTGTTGTTGCCAATGATGTTCTGGGCAAGATTGAGTTCCAGGCTCCCGCTGAGACTGGGACTGATGCTGTGAAAGTTTCAGCTACTATTGCGGCGGTTGCACAAGGGACATTTGCCGCCTGCGTCAACGCAACTGACCTAATCTTATATACGGCCCACGACTGTGGCGTGGCTGAGAGGTTTAGGTTCACCAGCCAGAATGAGATAGGAATCGCGGGTGCGAACTACGGTACTGACGGTCAGGTACTGACCTCTGGTGGCGCAGGCGCGGCGGTGGCCTGGGAAGATGCTGGTGGCGGTGTTGTTTCTGGTGGTACTGATAACGCCATACTCCGTGCGGATGGTACTGGCGGGTCAACATCACAAGGGTCAGGAGTAACCATCGCCGACACAACGGGCGATATAAC